AAAAGAGGCATCGCTCCCAGTAGGATTTACTACTACATCATTTACTACATATGCGTTTGAGGCAACCCAAGCACCTTTATAAGACCAGTTGCCTCCACCAACACCTCCTCCACCGATGCTCTGCCAGTTCGCTCCATTTACGGGGAGAGCAGAGCCTATGGGCTGAGCGACTAAGCACACATAGGTTGAACCGGAATATATGACGACCGCACCAACCGCATAGGCTACTGTTGATACTGCTGGAGGACCACCACCACCAGCCCAAGCAAGAGACCCACTTATGTTATTAGCAACAAGACCAGATGTGTTAGAGGTAGAGTTGTAAGCATTAAACTTAACTGCTGAACTTATAGCATCTGGAGTGAAACTCAGACACCCGTCGGGAGCAGTAAATACGACATCTCCATTCTTACCAGCAACTGTATTAGTTCCTCCAGCAACTGGAGCGAAGTTAATCGTGTAAGGAGCACCCGGAGTATTACTAATACCGAGGAGAGCCGGTTGTGTCGTTGTTAAGGTAATCTCTCCAGTCATAGCATTACCAGTTGCCGTCTTGAGGTCAGTTACGCCGGACATTCTATATACTGTTGTGTTTTATTTTATCTTACCTCTGTCCTTACTAAGCACAAAGATTAGATATTTCATCGGAAACGCTTACACCCGCTTACACGCTTCTTACATTAGACGAGCGGAGAGACCCTTCTTACCAGCACCCGTGCCGTAGCCTACCGCACCCAAAGCACCCTTGGCCTTACCAGCATACCCCTCGCTCGGGAGGGCGTTCTTGATTGCCGACACAACGGGCTTTGTCTTCTCATAAATCTCCTTGGCCTTGTGATACACATTCGCAAGAGAGCCGAAGGAGATTTTGCCTCCAACAAGACGGCGGAGACCCTCGTGTGTCTGAGCAGAGGCCACGGGAGCGGAGATGATGTCTTGCTCGGAGAGAACGCCCTTGATGATACGGGATGAGCCACGGATGGACTCAAAGAAGCCACTGTTCGCCGTGATGACATACAGAGTAGGCTGAACCGCAAAGGGGTAAGTATTAACCACTTGTAAGTTGAACTGGAGAGTGAAGTTGCCGACAAGGGAAGGGGCTTGGCCGGACTGGAGCGTAATGTCCTTAGAGGGCTTGAGGACAAGGAAGCCACCCGTGAGGGGTCTCCAAGCACCACTCGCATAGGCGGGGTAAGTTGTAGCACTCGCCGTAGATGCGGGAATACCGGCTTGACTACGAGCAAGACCGCTCCACTGATTCCAGTCCATCTCAAGGCCGTTGCTGACGGACATCTGGTAGAGTTCCTCCGTAGTGTGGGAAGAGAGCAGACCAGAGAAGTTGTCAAAGTTGATGGAGAGAGGGTTCTTCACTGAAGAGTTGAACTGAGACGCAATAGGGAGGTAGGCATCGCAGAAGGAAGGGTCAGTAGGGTCGGGAGCAGTGCCGGACTGTGTAGCCTTCACATAGATTATCAGTAGGTCGGGAATCTGGGGAAGAGTGATTGTCTGAGACTGGAGTTGCTGGACGAAGCCGTTGGGACTGCCGTAGCCGTTGATAGAGCCGTTCTGAGACTGTGTAATATAACGAGGGAACTCCATATAAGGCACAACGCTCTTGGGAGGGAGAGGCACATCCAGAGAAGGAGTGAGGAACTGAACATTCAGTGCGGGATTAGCCCAGACACCACCAGACGCACCAGAGTTGAAGACTACACTACTGATTACATTGTTCGTGCCTTGGTCGCCGAGCGTCTTGAGAACACGGAGAGAGCCACTCTGACCCGTGGATTTGAAGTTCATCACTAACTGGATGTTATTGATGCCGAAGAGACCCGTGTCGGACTCACAGTCGTCCGCAAACACGAAGGGAGAAAGAACCAGTTTCTCCGTGCTTGTGATGGCGAAGTAGAGAACCACCGTCTGAGCCGTTGTCGTAGTTGAAGGCCAAGTGGGGACACCGTTCGCCATATCAAACGAAGCACCAGCGTAAGCCGGAGACGCAGTGCCTACAAGGACTGAGCCGGTGTTGTCCGTGAAGTTGAAGCCGAGGAAAGAGCCGTTGCCTACCACATCGTCATTCACCGCATCCGCATAGCCACTGAGAGGGTTATTCACTGAACCAGTCGCAAGGTAGTTGGACTGATACTTATCCAGCATCGTAGGGCAAGTTCTCTGGAGCAAGTTCTTCTTGTAGTCAGTTAGGCGAAGCACCTCAAGCAGAACATCTTGGGAGTTAATCACGGCCGTAGTGTCGTTAATGGTGGCCGTCATCGTCTGACAGAGGTAGTTGAGGGGAAATGACGAACACGCAAAGTCAAGACCGGGGATTACGATGGGGTCTCCCGCAGTTGTGCCGGAGGCCGGAGAAGTAACTGTCATCTGGAAACGCCCAGTCGCAGACCAACGCAAAGCCCTATCAACGAACACATTCTCAGAAGGAACATACACATTAAAGGTCATCTGTGAGGCAGTCGCAGCGATTGCGTTAAAAGGAGCGTTAGTAAGGGATAGAGCACCTTTCTCAACGGCGTAGCGGGGACGGCTCTGAACGATGCGGTCGTCAAACACGGCTTCCTTCTGGATGTCGGCACTCATCTTATATTATACCGGGACAAATAAAAAACGGGCGACAATGTTGCTCGTTTTTGAGTTGTTGAGGGAGGGCGACTAGTATGAACCACGCTCAGACTTAGCGGAATACTCCTTCTTGCGAAACATAATCTTAATGGAAACGCTGGAGAGATTAAACATAGAGACCGGGTAGAGTTGATTATCCAGACGATTTCTCCAGAAGACTTGAACATCAATATTGCGGATGTCAAACTTAGAGTTCTGGAAGTCGCACATTCTATACTCTGCCGAAGGGGCGTAGTAAATCATCTTTCTATAACCGGCTGGGTCTGCTGACAAATCCAGAGCCACATCCGTAATCGTAGGTGTGAAGGCTGACTTACTCGTCGCCGCCGATATACCAGTGTTCTTAGAGCCGAGGACATTTGGAGGAGCAGTAGCCTCGTTCTGAACCGGGAGTAAGGCTGAGGTAAATACAATGGAGTCAATCGGAGACCAGAGGGTGCTTGTGGATAGGAGGTTCTGTGTCATCTTCAGCCAGTTTCCAACATACGCCGGGGCTACATTAGGAACTGGTAGAGAAGCATTCGTAATCACATTAAGACCTAATAGACTGCCTCCAATGGGATACGCAAGGATGGCGTTCGCATATCCATCTGGGACGATGACGGGTGTCGTAGGAGGATACGGGAATGGAATACCTACGCCATCGTTATAGTAGTTATTAGGGAAGTTAGAGAAGAGACCCTCCATATTCACATTGAAGTATAACTGGAATGAGGGAGGCGTTCCAGATGAATAACTGTCATATACTGTCGGGAAGTAGATAGAGAACAGTAAGGACTGAGGGTCATAGACCATCTGCGGAGAAGGATATACCTCCTTCCAGAGAGCAAAGGTCGCATACGCCGTAGCACCAGCCGGAGCGGGATTGACTCCAACGAAAGGAGCAAGATTTGAGTAAGTCTGATAGACGGCTAAGTTCGCATTGTCAAGAGCCTCATTTACAAGGGTCAGCCACCAGTCGTAAGTATAGACCCAGTAATACTTCGTGGATAAGTTCTGAGGGCGACCGAGTTCGGCTGAGGTTGGAGTCCAGTATAGGGTGTTCGTAGGGGCTGGTGTCGGAGGAACAGTAATCACCGGATTTAACTGAACTGGAGGAACTGCCTTGTTGAATATCGGACCATTGTAAGAGTAGTATGTATCATCGGGAGTGTAATACACAATATTACCGGGGATATACAGATTAGCCGGGTTGAATACACCTACATAGTTAGGAGACGCTGGAGGGAGAGGGACTGGGGCTAAAATAGGATTGACTGTCTCTGGCTGGTAGATTACATAAGTAAGCGGAGGAGCACAAGCCCAGTTCGTAGGGGTCGTGCCTATCTGGCTGAGATTTGCCGTAATACCCACACCATACTCTGTTAGATTAGGGTCTGTCTGACCCGTAGCAGACTGTATCTGAGGAATGAAGAGAGGTAAGTCCTTATTGCCTCCATTCATCACGAAACGAATAATAGAAAACTGATATCTACTCGCATCACGGATAAGGGGCGTATCACGGGTCTCGTTGAACCGGATAGGAGGGTCAAGTCTTGCTTGGCCGTTCTTCGTGTCGTCAGTCGTGTTATTGACGATAGTTGCGTTATAGTAGAGAATATCGGGGTCTCTTGAGTCGCCGATTGCTTCTACACTACTGTTCTGACTAAACCGAGCCATCATTCTATATACTCACGAGGAATATTATTTACCTTCCTATCTTCGGTGCGGTTAGTGCCGATACAAAGTCATCGGGAGACATACCACTTGCGTCCATAACCGCCTTGTATTTTGTAAGCGTATCCGGGGCATACAAACACCGAACTACAGAGTGCCTACCACAAGTATTGACATTCTCCTTGTCCTTCTGGAAAGGATACTGGTTGTAGATGACCTTCTGACCGGAAGCCTTGAGTAAGTTCGTGAGGTAAGGCTCTGCTTCTCCGTAGGCTTCCTTCTCATCTTGCGGAACATTCTGGAGTGCCTTCTCCGGAGGTTCTCCATAGGGGTCAAAATACTCAATCCCGTCCTTCTTCCTCAGCATACATATCCAATGACCCGATGTCTCACTTTGAGTCAGATATAACATAATACAACGCCCCTTACTATCAAAGCACTCATCAATAGAACTCATATTAGCCAAGTCCGGGTATGTAATAATCTTAATATCTTTACCGAGGATGCGTCTTATATCACTATCTGACAAAGGAGTATCCTTAATGCGTCCTAAGCCTTGTTTAGACATTCTATATATAGTGTATAGATAGAATGAGTGAGTGGGGCAATCCGCTAAAGAAGAAGCAACCAAAGGCTGAGAAACCTCCTAAGGAAGTCAAAGAAAAGGTGCTTCCTAAGTTCAAACCAGAAAAACTTACCCTAACAAAATCGGAGGCAAGGAAGATACTGAACCATCCGCCAACTCAACATCAGACGGCTTGGACTCAGCGGTGGATGGAGCAAGTGATACGGGAGCGGACACTACCGCCAAGCCTCGCTGGGGCAGATGCCTACGGACAGATGATGCTTTTCTTAAATCCGGAGGACGCTCTGGCTCTTTTGGAGCGGATACGGTCAGACTTTGCGAAGACACTTCCTCTGGAGGCGAAGAAATCTGATGAGTTTGAGTTTCTCCGGGGACTGGGGGAGTTGGAGGCATATCACGAACATCTACTCCAACCTCATAGACCTTCCCACAACAATCACTTATCAGACGATGACCTCTAATAGCACTCCACACTTTGTAGGCTATGAATAATATTGCTATAGAACCAGTTGAAACTCCAGCCGAGGCCAAGTATGTCTCCATTATAATAGATGCCGAGGATTAATCCAGACAAACTCATAGAACAACTGGAAGGCTTACATACTATGTTGAAGATATGCTGGGAACTCTCCAAGAACCAAGAACTCACAGAACTATTAGACCAAGTTATAGAAAAGTTGGAGAGAATGCTTACTACTTTGGAGGCAACCTTTTCGGGGTAAGCGGGTGTAAGAGTTTCCGCCAAGTATTCCATAACTTCTATAGGGGCTACGGGGTCGGGGTTTCCGCTTACACCTCTTCTCTCTTTGGGGGTCTGGGAGGAAACATCAGAGATTTTGCTTACCCGCCCTTACCCCGCAACCCCGTATCGGATACATAAAGATTATTACAGTCTATTATATATATGGAGTGTGGTAAGTGTAAGTCCAAAACGACGCTAAGTGATTATGATGGTTCTCAATGTAGTCATTGTAAGTTAGTGCTTTGTAGGAGATGCGATGACACATCTAATCTCTTACAATGGTGGGGGGCAGACCCGACAGATAGGGATGGAACAGACTTGTATCTTTGTGATAAGTGTCTAACGAAGCATACCGGGACTAAGAAGCCAAGGAAGAAGAAGGCTCTACCCGTTGAGAACTCTGGCGTGTTGAGTGGAGAGAAGCCACTGGGGGTAGTTCTTATAGACGCAAACCCACCGCCCTAACTTCTTGAGGTCTCTCACATCATCCTTTGTCATACCTACATGAGTTTTTAGCAAGTAGCCGAGGGCGTGGAATGAGGTCGCCATTGGATATACGATAATATGGGTTGCTTCGTTGAGGAGGAGACGGGTCTTCTTGTAGTTTGTAAGGTAGTGGGACAAGCACAACATAGTAGTCCGAGTATGGCGACCCATAGTGGCGAGGTCATCTATTAACTTGTGTATAACTTTCTCAGCATCGCCGGTGAATGTATCGTAGTCGTCAAAGATGACAAGGCAGTCCTCAAACTCTTCCAGAGTAGGATAGTCATCAATAAGTGTCTTGATGCTGATACGCTTGAGGTCTTTGACTTGGTCTAATGTAGCGTCCTCTTGGAGTTTAGAGATTAGATAGATTTCTCGGTCTGGGAACAGTTTTTTATAACATTCGGCTATGCCTTTTGCTATATACGACTTACCAGAGCCAGACGCTCCAGCAATATAGAATACCTCACGGCGTTCTGGGTCTGGAGACGGAACTAACTGAAACTGACCGTCGTCCGGAATATCAATCTTCGTAGTCTTCGCAGAGTCTGCGATAATACGGTCGTAGAGTTGTCTTCCAAGAGTGCTTTCACCGATGAGTTGGTCGGAGGCAAGTCCTTTTGCGTGAGCCTCTTGTAGCCGGGCGACGAGTTTGGTTCTCTCTTGGGGCTTGAGGTCTCTGAGTTCGGTTGCGTAGTTGTTCGGATTGATTTCCAACTTCGGCTTCGTTCCCTTATGTCCGTCTTCGTGGATATAGAGAACTCGGCCATCATACTCTCCACCCTTCACAATGGCGATTGGCTTAGCACCCTTGACTTTATCAAAGGACAGACTCGGCATTCTACCCTAACCCGGAGATTTTACAAAATGTTAGAAACACTTATTAAAATCGTATATGATACTACCTACTTTTCAGTGGTCTATCGGAGAGTATCCGCCTCTGAGTTCGGTGGCTTGTTGGAGATGATTGAAGAGTTGTTTCTCAATCTCTCTGAGGTTCTTGGTGGAGCGTAGTTGAAGGAGTAAGTCCTTTTTATCCTTGAGGTGGATGTCATTGGCGTAGATACTTCTGAGTCGCTCGGAGAAGTCGTTGAAGGCTTGTCGGAGGTTGTGTTCTGGTAAGGTGTGGTCTTCCATAAGGTCTGCCAGAGTCTTAACATCTGAATATAGGGTATATAGTTTTCCAGTCTCTGAGTTTAGGATAGTGCTAAACTTCTTGAGTGCTGATTTATTGTTTTTGAGTTTGGCTAATGAGAACTTTCGTTTGATGACCTTGAACTGATTACCCTCCTCTTGGTAGGCCTTGATTGACTCCTTGAGTGATTTCTCTGGGTCTATTACATCCTCATTGAGAATGGTAGAGCCAAGACGGAACTCATAGATAATAGAGAACTCTGTATAACGCCTATCCACTAAGGCTATAACATCCAACTTAGTAATGGTAGGGGATGAGAAGGCTTCTTGTAGGGTGTAAGTGCGTCCATCTCTGAGGGTCTTAGAACCTTTGAGGATTTCTTCTGGAGTCCAACGGATTATATGAAACTTGAGTTCTTGCTTGGCCTTGAGTTTAGAGCCTTTGAGAAGGGTAAGGGCGTGTAAGGCTTCCCGGTCTGATATTATATTTGCCTTGCGTAGGCTTTCAACTTTTGTTGTAGGCTTCCGAAGTCCGACGATTTTCCAATCTTCAATAACTCCCGATTTAATATCTCCAATATATACATTCTTTAGTGCTTTGAGGCTACGGATAATGTCTTTGAAGCCTTCTGCGAGTTCATTGAGAGCCGACGCTTTATCGCCTTTCACGGAGACAACTTCGTAGGCATCATAATCACCGGCGTATTGCTGGGATTGAAGTGCTTGAGAGCCTACTATCTTAATAGAAGCCCCTTTACTAAATGAC